CTATATCAGCTACTGTAGAAACTTGTTCAGTTGTTGGTTGAGCAATAGTAGTAGCTTCAGCTCCTCCGGTAGGTTGTATAGTTTGAGCACCAACTGTAGTTCCTTCTAAACCAACTTGAGCAACATTAGCTGTAGGTATATTTCCAACATCACCAGCAGCTATTTGTTCTGCTTGTGCACCTGTTCTTTCTATTCTACTTCTTCTATCTTTTGCCATAGTTCTTCTCGCTTCTTCTGCTGCTAGTTGTTCTGGTGTTTTAGGTGGTGATGTATTAAGGTTAGAGTCTATACCATAAATATTAACTGGTGTAGTAAAAGCAGTATTAAAACTTTGTATATAACTAGTATAAGCATTATCTGCAGCTGCATTATATGCTTTCATTGCATTACTCCTTCCCATACCCCCACCACCGGGTTCAGGATTATTTTTTTTATACTCTGCAATAAACTGTTCTTTAGTTTGAACAGATGGTACATTTACTTGAGGTTCTATTGACTGACCACCATTAGCAGCCTGAACTCTACCACCTTCACGATAATCTTGTCGTACTGAACTAGTACCTGCTCTATAACCTTTACGTTTCTTCATAATGTATTTTACTTAGCCTCAAAGAGTTTGTCAAGTTTTTCATCAAGCTTTTCAAGCCTGTCAATTAATAAATTAAAATCGTCTTTGAGTTCTGTTTTAGTTACATACTCTCTAGCAATTTCTTCTCTAGTTTTATTTAAAAGCACATCTAACCTTTTAGCTTCTTTAGCATTTTCTCTGATACTGTATAGCACTGGTGCAAGGACCAAAGTTATAAATGCATTCCATATTAAATAAGATGAAAGTTCCATCCAAGAACCTCCTTTGATTAACTAGGTATACTAAAAGATTCGTCTGCTGTAGGACTCACTACTGGATTAGTAATAACTGAGTCTACTTGACTAGCAAATACTGTATCCCAATGTGAAACAGGACAAAGTGCTACTAAATCAGCTTTAGAAAAATCTCCTTTACCTTGTAGTGTAAAGTTAGCATTTCCATCTGCATCTTCTTGTTCAATAGTTTGATTAAATACAGACTTGTAATAAGTTGCATCGCCTTCGCTATCGTTTTCGTAAGTGTATTCAAGTGCCCACTTAGCTACTTTACTATTCGCATCTTCATACGGTGTAGCTTTTGTTAAGTCTTTTGTTACTGCCATTTTATTTACTCCTTTGAGTTTAGTTGTTGTTGTAATTCATCAACTTTCGTTGATAATTCTTTTACTGCGTTGATTAAATACCAAGTTAAATTTTCTGTATTTACTGTTTTTACTCCTGTAGTTTTTTCAGTTACTACGTCTGGGAATATATTTTCTATTTCTTGTGCTATAACTCCAATTTGAACACCAGAAATATCAATAGCTGCTTTATCTGTTACTTCAGTTATTTCATCTTTTGTTCTATATTCAAAATTTCTAACTTGAATTTGATTTAGTTTTTCTAAACCAATATTATTATCAACAATGTTTTTCTTAATTCTTTTATCAGAAGTTGTTGACCAAGTGCTACTATTAGCTTCATTATAAGCACCATTTTGTCCACCAATAAAAGCTGTATCATCTCCTTTACCTGTTAAGTTATTACCAACAATAACTTCATTGCTAATACCAGCAGCCGAAACATCACTAAATTGACCAATTACAACATTATTACCTCCTGTTGTTATAGAATCTCCAGCTTGATATCCAACACAAGTATTATTATCACCTGTAGTAACTGCAAGTCCTGCATCTTTACCTACAGCAGTATTAGCATCACCACTTGTAGAAGCTGTTAAAGCTTGGTGTCCTACTGCGGTATTATTATCCGACTGTAAACTTGCATCTAAAGCGTTAGTTCCTATCGCTACATTATTGCCACCTTGAGTATTTGCATTAAAAGCATTATGACCTAGTGCAGTATTTTGAGCTCCAATTGTTGTTGAAGCTGCTGCATCTGAACCTACTGCGACATTAAAACTTGCTGTAGTGTTTGCTAATAATGCTTGTGAACCTATAGCTGTGTTTTGAGCTCCTGTGGTGTTAGCACTTGCAGCTCCTCTTCCTATTGCTACTAAGTCTGCACCTGTGGTATTTGTACTTGCAGCATTAACTCCAATTGCTACATTATTACTAGCTGTAGTGTTATTTGCTAAAGCTTGGTAACCAAGACCAACATTAGCACCACCTGTTGTATTATCTAATAAAGCATTAAATCCAAGAGCTGTATTTGAGCCACCTGTTGTGTTTGCTACTAAAGCTTGTGAACCAACTGCTGTGTTATCTGCTCCTGTGGTAGTAGTAGCTAAAGCACCATAACCAAAACCTGTATTATCATTAGCAGTGGTGTTGCTATCTAAAGTAAATGTACCAAATGCTGCAAGTCTTGTACCTGTTGTATTTGCTTTTAAAGCATCTTTACCTACTGCGGTATTATTGTCTGCTGTGGTGTTTACTGATAAAGCTGAATTACCAACTGCAACATTATTAGATGCTGTTGTATTTGCTCCTAAAGCAGTGTCTCCTATAGCTACGTTTGATGCACCAGTAGTATTAGCATCTAATGCAGAATTTCCTACAGCTGTGTTAAATCCACCTGTAGTTGTTGCTCCAAGAGCATCATGTCCTATAGCTATGTTTGCTGAAGCAGTTGTATTAGCGTCTAACGCATTAGAGCCTATTGCTACGTTTTGTGTTCCTGTAGTGTTTGATAGTAAAGAATTATAACCAACCGCTGTGTTGTTAGAAGCTGTGGTATTTGCCGATAAAGCATTGCCACCTATTGCAATATTTTGAGCTCCAGTAGTGTTTACTCCTAATGAATAATCTCCCACTGCGGTGTTATCTGAGGCTGTAGTATTTGCAGATAAAGCTAATCTTCCTACTGCAACATTTGTAGAGCCTGTGGTGTTTGCTTTTAAAGAAAATTTACCTACTGCGGTGTTATTACTTGCTGTGGTGTTATTAGTCAAAGCATTAAAACCAACTGCGGTGTTATCTGCTCCTGTAGTATTGTCCTCAAGAGCAAAAGCTCCTACTGCTACATTATTATTAGCTGTGGTGTTTGATGCTAAAGCACCTCTTCCTAAACCAGTGTTTTCTCCTCCAGTGGTGTTTGCATTTAAAGCTGCAAAACCAACTGCAGTATTATTACCATTGGTGGTAGTTGATGCTAAAGATGCACCTCCAACTGCTGTGTTTGCTGTACCAGTTGTGTTAGCTTTTAAAGAATCGTGTCCAAGAGCAGTATTATTATCTGCTGTGGTATTATTATCTAAAGAACCTTGTCCTACTGCTGTGTTGTAATTACCTGTGGTGTTAGCATCTAAAGCACTTGAACCAACTCCTGTATTTTCAATACCTGTGGTATTTACAAGTAAAGCACCTTTACCGACTGCTGTGTTTTGAGTACCTTCAGTATTTGCACTTAACGATTCAAAACCAACAGCAGTATTTCTAATTCCAGTAGTATTTGCATCAAGTGATAAAGCACCAACTGATGTATTACTGTGTCCTGTAGAATTAGTCAAAAGTGCTTGAAAACCTAAAGCAGTGTTGTTATCAGCTGTAGTATTGTTTGCTAATGCTTGTAAACCAACTCCTGTATTGTTTGCTCCTGTTGAGTTTGCATTTAAAGCTAACATACCTACACCTGTATTAAAACTAGCTGTAGTTGTTGAAGCACCTGACCTACTTCCCACGAAAGTGTTTTTATTACCTGTGCTTACTGCTGTTCCAGAATCTTTACCAATAGCTGTGTTTTCGTCTCCTGTAGTTAAATTATCTAGGGCTTGATATCCTAAACCTGTATTATCATCACCGCTTGTTAAATCATCAAAAACTTCGTGACCAAAACCTGTGTTGTTAGAAGCAGCATCTAAAGTGCCTGTACCCGCATCATTACTAATTAATAAGCTGTTAGAAAAATTTGTAATATTGTATTTAATTCCTACGCCATTTATTGTGCTTGAACCTGTAATAGCTCCATCTACTTGTAGCGTTGATGCCATATCTACAGCACCGTCTATATCTACTACATCTAAGTTCGTAGTTCCGTCTACGTCAATATCACCAGAGATGTCTAAAGAAGCTGCATTTACTACACCTGTAGTAGTAATAGTATCTATGTAAGCATCTTTAAAGTAAAGAGACGATGTACCTAAATCTACATCTGAATCAGTTGTAGGTTTTAAAACTCCATCAGCTAAAACTATTTGTTCAGTTCCAGCAATATCAAATCTAATAGTATCTTCGTCAGAACTTTCTTCTACTTGAATCTTAGTATCACCGTCAGCATCAACAACTTCATTTACAACTCCACCAGTTACAGTAAAGTCTAATGTACCATCAGCATCTTGATAAGCTACTGTAATACCTGATTCGGTATTTGAAGATACCATAGCTCCAACAGTATCTTGAATTGTTTCAGCTAGTGTTACACCACCAATAGTAATTGCATCGGCTTCTAAAGTACCATCAATATCAGCGTTACCAGAAATATCTAAACTTCCTGCGTCTAACTCACCTGCTATAGTAAGTAATCCAGAACTAGGATTATAAGTAAATCCTGTATCAGTTTCTAATCCTTGCGTTCCTGTAGCACCATCAACAAATACAGGAAATATTGTTTCATCTGTACTATTGTTAGCAGAAATTGTAACTGTTGTAGCTAGTGCTGCTGTACCTGTAGTATCTTGATTAAGTGTGCCAATTGTAAAGTCTAATGTACCATCACTATCTTCATAAGCAACTGTAATACCTGACTCAGTATTAGAAGATACCATAGCACCTACAGTATCTTGAATAACTTCTGACAAGTCTATGTTTGCTGTACCATCAAATGATACACCATGAATTGTTCTTGCAGTTGCTAAAGCTGTTGCAGTAGCTGCTAAACCTGTAGTATCTTGGTTAAGTGTGCCAATTACAAAGTCTAAAGTATTGTCTGAATCATCATAAGAAACTGTTATATTAGTTTCTGTATTAGAAGATACCATAGCACCTACAGTATCAGAAATAGTTTCTGCTAAAGTAACTCCACCAATAGTAATAGCATCAGCTTCTAATGTACCGTCTATGTCTGCATTACCTGATATATCAAGTGTAGCTGCATCTAACTCACCACTAATCGTAATGTTACGACCACCAGTTATATCTTTGTTTGAATCTGTTATAATAGCTTTACTAGCTATAACAGTTCCATTTGTAATTCCATCTATAAGATTAATGTCTGTTGCACTTGCAGTAACACCATCTAAAATATTTAACTCTGCTGCAGTGCTTGTTACACCATCTAAAATATTTAACTCTGCTGCAGTGCTGGTAACACCATCAAGTATGTTTAGTTCTGCTGCAGTACTAGTAACTGCTGTACCATTTATAGAAAGTGCATCTGTCTCAAGTGTACCGTCTATATCTGCATCACCACTTACATCTAACGAACCTGCATCAAGTTCTCCAGAGATAGTAATATTTCTACCTCCAGTTATGTCTTTATTTGAATCTGTAATTATAGCTTTACTTGCTATTACTGTTCCGTTTGTTATCCCATCTATAAGGTTTATATCAGTTGCACTAGCTGTAACACCATCAAGGATGTTTAGTTCTGCTGTAGTACTTGTAACACCGTCTAAGATATTAAGTTCTGCAGCAGTAGAAGTAACACCATCAAGTATATTAAGTTCTGCTGTAGTACTAGTTACTCCATCTAATAAATTTAATTCAGTTGCTGTAGATGTTACTCCATCTAATATATTTAGTTCAGCAGCTGTTGCTGTAATTGTTGTTCCGTTAAAGTCTATTGCATCTAAATAAGCTACACCATCAATATAAATATCTTTCCATTGTTGTGAAGAACTACCTAAGTCATAAGTATTATCATCATCTGGAATAATGTTAGAATCTACATCAGCTCCAAAGACTACATTATCAGTAGCAGCATCACCCATAGTAATAGTACCACCATTAAATGTTGTAGTACCTGTAACAGTTAAATTACCACCGACAGCTACGTTACCTGTAGTAGTTATTGAATCTATATAAGCATCTTTAAAATATAATGAACTTGTTCCTAAATCTAAATCACTATCAGCATTTGGTACTAAAGCACCATCTTGTAAAACTAATTGTTTAGCTGCTGCACTAGAAACTTCTACATAGAACTCCCAAGTATTACCACTGACTGTTATTTTATTTAAAAAGTCTAAGTCACCTATCTTACCAATGTTACCACCACCACCAGCTGTTCCGTCATGTTGGTGTCCAGTACTAGATGAACTACTAGAAGAGTAAGCAAAAGCATTAACTAATTGATTAAATTCATTATTAAATAATGCTGCTGTTATAGTATCGCCATCTGCAAACGAACTTTGTCTAGTATATGTTTGTGCCATTTTTATAATCTCCCTGAAGGTACATAGTCTATATATAGACCATTAATTGTGTATGGTGAATTTTGATTATCACTAAATATTTTAAAACTGTTTGTATGTCCACTACCTTGTAGTGTAACTCTTGTAATTGGTTCTGTTGGTGCTCCAAAAGTAAATGATGAATTAAACACTGCTGTACCAAATAATGAAGGTTTAGACATGTCTATATCATAAGCTTCTGGTTGTGGTGTGCTTGGTGAATTGTAATCATAAATTACTTTTATTTTAGTATCTACATCTCCTTCTGGAGTTGCTGATACTTTTACATATTGTAAAGTTTTTAATGTTCCTAAGTCTCCATAATCTATATCTGGAGTTGCATAAGAAGCATCTATATTTACTGTAGCTTGTGAAGCATTAATAAAACTATCACCTACATCATGGTTAAATGTAAAACCTGCATAGTTACCATGATAAAATTGTTCAACTCCGGATGAATCAAATCCAGAAGTAGCTGCAGCACTTGCATCTATTCCACTTGTTTCAGACCATTGAAACTGTGTAAAGCCTTGTGCATTAGTTCTAAGAGTTCCTATAATACCTTGTGAAGCATCACCAGTTGTAGAACTACCATAGTATAAACGATACTGAGATTTATCTCTTATTACAATCGTACTTAAATTAAAACTTCCTATACCATCTGCTATATTTTTTATAATAGGTTGTATAGCTCTACTTACTGTTCCTAACTCAACATCACCAATTCTTACTGTACCGGCTAATGTTCTTATTCCATCTGGTGCTAAGAAAACTAAGTCACCACCAATCTCTTGTATACTTTTACCATCTAAACAACCAATGTTTTGTGTTATTGGCTCTATAGCTATTGTACTACTATTATTGATGTTTGTCAACTTATAAATACTATTTCTACAAAAAATAATTAAATCATCCCTAAAACTTCTGATACCTACTACTTGGTCATCTAGTACAATACTACCTGAACCAGTAGAACTAAAATCATCTATATCATTTGTACCACTATAAAAAATAGTGTTTGGAGCTGTAGCTGCACCAGCAACTACTAAATGTTTATCATGCACAGTACAAAACTTAGGAAAGGTAGAACCACTTACTGTTATTTCTTTAGCAAAAAAAGTTCTATTACTTAATGCTCCTGTACCTGTCATTTTAAAATAAAAAGGTTTGACACCAGAACCTTCATCAGTTATAATTACTTCACCATATTGTGTATCACCTTCGTGAGTTACGAAGTGAGTAAAGCTTTGTGAAGTTCTAGCAGAAGCACTACGACCATCAAAGGTACTAAAGTTATCTCCACTACTAGCTACACTAGCTTTATTTATTTGTAACCAAGTTACTCCATCTAAACTAAAATAAATATTAGTTCCTGATGAAGCTATTACTCCATCAGCATAAACATGTAAACCTAAAATAGCATTAGAACTATTAGGTCTAGCTGCATTACTGCCACCAAAAGCAGTAAAGCCATTAATTCTTCTATAGCCACCTGAAACATCAACTTCAAAGTTTGTTAGCTCTTTGGCAAATCCGGGTCGTTTAATAAGTTCAAAAGGACTAGCACTAGTGTCTAATCCACCGTCACATGCTATAGCGTATGGTTGAGATACTGGCATTAGAAGTAAGTCCTATCGTCTGTCATATCTCTAGGAGCAGGATTTATTAAATTTGATTTCATTTGTCTCATGCCTCTTTTGTAATCATCCATTGCAAAAGCTGCTTGTTGTGGGCTTTCTTTAAATTGCCAAGTATAGTATCTAGCTCTAGCTGTAATAAGATTACTATATTGGTCTGGTAATGTTATGACATCACCAAAAGCACTTAATTCTGTTGGTTTAGTAAATGCATAAAAATGTACATTATAAACTTTATCTGGTATTGGACTTAAACCAAACTTTCTATTGTCTGGAGATTTAATAACATAAGTAGGTTCTCCATAGCTTTGAGAATCTGCATCATCAATATTTTCTGAGTCTCTGTGATATCTAGTCCAATCAGCTAAACTTAAAAATTTTAATCCTTTAGATACAAAAGGTGCTGTTTCCCCACTAACATTAATTGTTGTTATATAAAAATCATCCCAATCTATAGATGCAAAATCATCTATAATACTTGAGCTTCCTGCTTTTAAAGTATACCATCTTGTTCCTGCTACTGAAGCTACTGTAGTATTTCCATAGAAAGGGTCAGTACCACCGCTTACTCCAGCAGAAAAGAAAGGTAATTGAGGTTCTTCATTAGCTATATCATTAATAGATTTATTAATAACTTGTTTTACAAACTGCTGTATTCCTGTAGCACTTGCAAAATTTGATGATGTAAGTACTACTTCATTTAATTCTCTTAGTACTTCATTAGTTAATGTTAAATAGGTTTTAGCCATTATGCTGTTCCTTTAGCTTTTTTTTGTGCTTTTTTACTTAAGTCTTTAAAATGAAATAATTTTACACTTGTTTTAGTATGAGTTTTATTGGTATGTAAATCTCCGTTAGGCATTTTATGAGAAGTACCTTTATGTAATGTACCATCTCTTTTGTAATGTTTAACTCCTTTAGCCATGATTAATTAGGTTTAGCTACAGGCATTACACTAACGTCACCACCAGCACTATACATAGTTCTGCCACCTTTCATCATTTTCTTTTTAGCCATACCACCATACATCATTTTCTTTTTAGACATTCCGCCTTTCATCATTTTTTTCTTTTTATCTTTTCCGTACATCATTTTATTTTCCTTTTAATTATAAAAAAGGAGAGGTCCGAAGACCTCCCCAAATTTAGTATTAGTCAATACCATAGAATGCAGAAACTAAAGCATCGTCTCTTAAGACGTTTGCTCCGTATACATGCAATCCACGAACTATATCACCAAACGAAGTTGGGTCTCTCAACACTTCTGTTGAAAGAATAGTTTGTGCAGTAGCTGTAGATGACATATGTCCAGCCAAAACTTTACCAGCAGCATTAGATGTTGCAGCAATGTTGTTTGATTTGTACATATCAAATCCACGAAGTTTACCACTTGATACTAAACCATTTCTGATTGAGCCTTGACCTGCATTGAAGTCTACAGACAACAATTTAGAAGATGCTTGACCTAGTACTTCATAGAAGTCAGGACTAGCAACGAACCATCTGCCTTCTTCAGGTACGTTTGCTTCATCTAATAATCTAGCCATTCTAGCCATTAAATCTAGAGGGTCATGTTCACTAGAACCAAAACCTATGTCTAAGTTACCAGTTCCATCAAAAGTTCCAGCTGCTAAATCAGTAGCACTGTCAGAACCTAATATATGGTCAGGTGATGATGAAGAAACTCCAGCAAACATTTCAGCTATAACAGCAGCATCGTATGCATCTTTAAGAGCATAAGCAGCTGATGAAGTAGCAACTTCTTTAAAGTTAACGTGAGACATATTAGTTTCAATATCATCAACGATGAATTTGAAAGCATTAGCTTGGTCAACTACTAAAGATAGTTCAGCATCTGTTAGTTTAGTTTCAGTTGTGTCAGTATTTCTAGTATACGCTGATACAGAAATTACTGGCTCCTTGATAATCTTTACAGAGTCTCCAAACGCTGATATTTCTCCAGCGTAATCAGTGTTAGTAATAGCTTCAACTACCGAAGATTTTCTGAAAAAGTTTAAAACCTTTTTAGAATAAATTGAAGGTAGGAAAAAACTATTAGTTTGTCCACTTACAGAGTTTGCAAAGTTAGCATTAGTATCCGTTGAGGGTTCAAAAAATTGAGCCATGGGATATTCTCCTGTGTTTTATAGTTTATTTAATGATTCTGCCTTGTTGCATAGCCTCACTGATTTCACTTTCGTACTTATCAAATTCAGCCATACTCATTGCAGCAATCTCCTTTTCAGACCATATTTTCTCTTGCGTTGGTTCAACACTTGTTGTTTTAGTTGAAACCATATCCGCAGCAGAACTAGTCTTTTTAGAAGATGACCTTTTCTTTTTCGGAGTATCTAAGCCTATATCCTTTTTAAACAAATCTATAGCTCTACTAGCTAAGTCGGCATCGTTAGCATTCTTATATATCCAATCTTGGATAGCTTCAGGTTGCTCTTTTGCCCATGCATGAAAGTCATCGCTGTTTCTGATATCATCAAAGTCAGGATGGTTTTCCATTAACCTTTTTTCTGATTCTTGTTGAACTATTTGTTGTTCTCTTTCTTGGAGTTTACTAAGACGTTCTTCTAGAACTTTTGCCTTAGATTCACTTTGTAGATGTGCAACAGTTTCAACAACTTCATAAACATCAGGATATGAGTTTTTAAATTCTTCAAGTTCTTCTTCGGTTTTAGGAGCTTTATATTCAGTTCTATTTTTAGTAGCTTCATCTAATAACTCTTCTTCCCTAGACTTAAATTCATTAAGTTTACTATCATAATGTCTTTTTAAATCATCGTAACGCTTTTTGTAATCAGGTTTTTTATAAGGAGTATTACTTTGTTCTACTACTTCTTCCTGTTTAGCCATTTCAATTTCGTCACTTTCGTCAACTTCATTTGATGGCTCTTCAAAAAACATCTCATTACTAGATTTAAAAGGTTTATCTTCACCAGTATGCCAAGCTTTTTTTTGGTTATAAGGATTTGCTTGTTCCTCTTTTAAGACTTCTTCAGTCATTTTCTATCCTCCTAATTGGGGCTTTGTCTACAAGGTAGCTCTATGTCGACTAGAGGGCTTGTTTGTAAAGGTAGCCTTTCGGTTTTTATAAGTAATAGAGTGCCTAATATCTTAGGGTAGCTCTATCGTAGTTTATCGCAATCTTGGATTAAGATTTCTCATCTGTTCATTTAATGCAGCATTACGAAGTTCTTGTTCTTCTGGGTCAGCCCCAAAGTCATAATCATCTTCTTCTTGCCTAACAGTAGTTGTAACAGTTCCACCATTTGCGACTGCTTGTCTTTCATCTGCTTTAACTTCAGCTTCTTTCATCATAGACATTAAAGTGTCTGCTCCGATTTCTTTTACAGCTTTAGCAGTAAAA